AGATTACTCATAAGGACGCGGTCTTGTTACAGCTTCCTCCCGGGGTCGAGGTTGCCAAAAAGGCCGCTCTTATTACTGGTATTTCCACGAGCGATTGCAATTCCCGGGGGATTCCCCGTCAGGAAGCCCTGCCCGTTTACCTTGACAGCCTGAACGAGGCCGTCAAGCGGGATATGTTTATCGTTGGGCATAACATTATTTCTTTTGATTTGCCCTTCCTACGGCGGGAGTGTGAATTGCATAACGTCCCGAATTTGTTTTCTGATTATGATAAGATTATTGACACAGGTATCATTACCAAGGCCATACAACTGGGAGACTTTTCCAGCAGGAAGCCCCGAGATAGGATGGACTATTACCGTCGTATTAGCGGGATACGGTCTCGTGTGAAATGGAACCTGGAAAACAGGTGTCCTTATATGTATGATCTTGAAAAGCGCTTTCCAGATGTTGATTTTGCCAAGGCCCACGATGCCGGGGCGGATTGTATGACAGTCCATTATCTTATCAAGACGTTTAAGCAAATGGTGGAGACACCTGTCCATGTTACCTGATTCTCTTCTTCTTGCTCTTGATGTCGGCCTGTCTAACTTCGGTGCTGCGGTCTTGGATCGGTCGACCAGGAAGTTGTGGGACTTTGGTGCCGTGTTGACTTCCTCTACAGCCCGATCCCATCGTCGAAAGAAGAAGCCCCGCAAACGCACACCAAAAAAACCACCCCCCGATCGCGTGATTGTTTCTCATTACAAGCGTTCGGAAGCCATTATTAGTTTTCTGGATTCCTGGTTTCATGTTTACGATATTTCCCAGGTCGTGGCAGAGACTCCCGGGGGTTGTGGCCGNAGTGCGGCGGCAATTCGTGATATGGGTTTTGCATCCGGCTTACTTGTTGCCTATGTTCATATATGGNACTTTCCGATTACGTTNCTGGATGGGAACTGGTGTGGTCGTATTTTTAACGGGGGGCCCGGTAAGGGAAAGGAGGGTACACAAAAGAAAGTTTTGTCCCTTTACCCGGAAGTTGCCGCCGCAGGCTTGAACAAGAAATGCCTGGAAGCCGTATGCGATGCCATACAATGTGGCTGTGTCTACCTGGATAAGGAGAACATACATCATGGAAGAGAAAAAGGAACAACTTGAGGATCTTGTTGATCCCCTTGATGAGGGCCTCTTTCTTCGAGAGGGCCCTTCTCTCACTGAGCTTGGGAATCTGCCCGAGGTACCCTACCGGGAGATGCTGAAACCCGTTCCCCTTTCGGGTATGCAGTTATTTACGATGGGCCCGGTTTATGCCCAGTCGGGTGTGGATACGGATATTGCCGCGAGTTTCCTTCATCAGGGCGGGGTTAATCCCGCGGAGGGGTTGGTGAATATCGCCTATCAAACACCGGTCATGCTTGGCGTGGAGGGATGGGAAAACATCCTTCAGGCTATGGCCAGCGAGTTTTTTGATGACTTTTGCGGGTATGCTCAGAGCATGGTTTTTATTCGCACGGCTGACAAGGAGTACATTAATGTCGAGGCCCACGAAGTAGTCCTATCCGGGTTGTTACAGAGTCGGACTGTTGTTCCCGTCCACGTTTTTTGTAGTACTTCTGATAAAGCCCGTTGCGTGCCACAGGTCGTATATCAAGGACATCCCATGATCGTATTGGCGGATTATCCACCCGATCCGCTTATTGTACAACAGGCGAAAGCCTATGCCGAATCTCGATACCAAAGGTGCAAGGTTATGGAAAATAGTTCTGTCCCCAGTTCGGCTCCCGCCTCCCCGATTGAGCAGCGTGGCCTGGAATATACGGGGGTTGCCAAAGCGATAGCGAGCTCATCCCCGTTTAGTGTAAAGTCATTCACCGAGCAGCGAGTGGAGAAGTTCTCCGAGGATAAGTGGGTCCGTATTGATTCCAGCCTCAAGATTGACGACCAGATAAACGCGTGGGTGGAAGAAAGCCGAAATCAGATTGTTGATGTATCCGTGGCGTCGGCAGTCTTGAGCGTGTCCGATCATGCGACCCGCTATACCGTCCATAACGCGATGGTGACGTATATGGACGTGTCCAGGTGGGTGGAGTTGCAGGTTAACTTTTTGGCCGCTGCGATTTTTAAGAGCCTCCCCGAGGACATATCCCGAGCGTTCATGANAAGTCTGGTAAAGGGCGGGATTGCCCCTACCANAACTTCGGCAACACTAACGGAAGCAGAGATCAAGGCACAGATGGATGCTGCTTCTTTATAAGGGTTATAAGTATGGCCGATCAACCTGTTTCGGAGTCGCCCCCCTCCTCGGTTCCCCCCAACGAGTTTTTCCTTCTTATAATACCGGATAATACTCCTCCCTATTTTATCAGGTATGACTCTTTTGAGACCCTTCGGGGAAGCATACCGCGGGTCATGTCTGAGATACAGGATTCGTCATCGATTCGGTTTGCGTTTATTTCGGGTAGCGTCCTGGAATTGACGGAACTGCTCCCGTCCGTTACCTACAAGCTCCAGGGTCCCACCGGGGAAATTTACGAGCACACATGTCGTACTGGGCCCCCCATTTCTGACCAACACACCGTGCCGGTTATTTCCCCGTCTGATCCCCCGCCTAAGGCCCAAAAAAGCCCGTTTAAGGGCTAAAAATAGGCCTATAACTGTGTTATTATAAAGTGTAGCCGCTATTACTTAGCGGCTGTGTAACCCAAGCACTTCTGGTGGTCCTGCCTGATCCCGCCGCCGGGGGTGCGTTTTGTTTTTATGGGGTCAGAAAATCAAGGAGAATTGCTATGTGGACGTGTATCGTGGCGACGAGACTGCTGGGGAAGAAGATTCTTCCCGACCATCTTCGGAAGTCTCACACTGGGGGAGTCGTTCCCGCCGAGCTTTTTGTGAGGCCGGAAGGCCTGGCGATTTCCGCTTCCTGGTGGGACCGCATTGTGAATCGGGAGACTGACAGGGTCGTGCGTCACACGGCCCGGCGGGCTCCCCAACCGGGGCATGCCATCATCGTGGATGGCGTTGATGTCACTGAGCGGAACCGCCGTGTTTTGTTCCTGGCTCTCAATGCCCGCCCCGGAACGAGGTTCGATCCGTGGAGGCATGTCCGGAACGATCAGATGGAGATCGATCGAGCGATTCCCCACCGAGACCGTGATCGGGTGGTCACGGCGGACCTCTTTGACGAGCTGTGGGCGGACAAGGAAGCCCGAAGCCGCCTGCCAATCGTGGACCTGGCCTCCATCGCGATTCCGAGGCCGTTCGTGCATGTGACGGGCTGGAGAGAGCAGCTCCCCACGAGGCTGCCGTTCCTGGACCTTGAAAAGGTCCAGACGTACATCTGGCTCGTCATGACCGGTATGGTCAACGAGGATCTGGTGTGCGACCGAATGCTGGAGGACGGCCGGACGGAGGAGCTTTACGGCTTCCCGATGGCCCGGGAAACCGGAGTTGTCACGGAGGTTGACAAGAACCGCGTGACGGTGTCGGGAACGACGTCCGGGGAGACGGTGAGGTACTGCATTGCGGCTCCTGCCGTCCCTTCCGTGGAGAAGCACGGCCTCGTGAGTCAGGGGCAGAGGCTTTTCGAGGTGGAGGGCTATACCTCCTCCCTCAAGCTCCGGAAGGGAAAGCATCTCGGGCACCTCATTGAGTTGTTGTTCGAGTCTCGGGCTGTCAAGGTTGACGGCCGTACGTATTATCCGCAGCGGCTGTTTGATTTGGGCCAGGTCCCGCAAGGGAACCTGATCCAGCTCTTGCAGGTCGGGCACATTCCGCCTGTGCAGTTGCTCCAGTATCGCACGCTCTCCGATCTCCAGCAGCTTGGGGATCCGTGGGATACCAGCATCCATGTCGACCTTCTCTCGGGCGATTACCGGGCCGATAACATCCGGTACGTTCGGGAGAGCAACGCCCAGAAGAATGGGGAGTTGACCGTCTCCGTGCAACCCCCCAGGCAGCCGGTGGTTCCTGCGGAAACCCAGGAAGTCTCCGCTTGAGGGAAGAGGTTCGGGGGCGGGGGTTTAATTATCCTCGCCCCCTCTTTCACGAAAGGAATGAGTATGACGTTCACTTTTGTTCTAACCACCACCCTATTGGTGGTTTGGGCCCTTGCCGGGCTGCAGGCCTGCACCACCTTCGGCAAGGAAGAGATCTCGCGTCGGACGACCTATATTTGGTGCCGGTTGTTGACGGTGATCCTCTCGGCCGTGGCCATATTTGTTGGCCGCACGGATGACACCGACACTGACACTCTGGGTATCTTGGTATTGTCGGCCATGGCCTGCATGTTGGTGGGAGAGAGCCTTATGGCCCAGAAATTTCTCCGGTCCTGGTTCAAGGACAAGGATTCCGCGCCGGTAGAGGATCCGTCAAATTTAGGAAGGCGTTCCGGAGGGGACTTGTCAAAGGACGACTTTACGACCGTTTAGGTAGCAAAGGAGTTTGAACATGGTCTCTGATTTCTTGATTGGCCTGGTAGTCGGCGTGGTAGCCGGGTTTATCGGTTCCACGCTTGTAATGGAGGTTGTTTACCTGTTTCGTGGTGTGTTTGGGGGGCATTTCCGACGACGCGAGCAGAAAAAGTGGGCCGTCTTTCATCGAGACGAGGCCCTCGAAACTCGGATCCCACTCTTTAATTGGAGGGGGGCGCTGAAGGAGTGGGTGCGGGTTGAGGATGCCCCGTTGTACAGGCCCTTGGTCCGGGCGATGTTTAATGCCCGGCAGTCGTACTGGATACGTAAGCTAGGGCAGGCCCTGGAGCCGCTCGGGTGTTTTGTGAACTATGACGCAGAATCCACATCAAAAGACTTCGTTATTGATGTGGGACGCGGGGCCGACGGGCACTGGAAAGGTATTCCCGTCGTGTCAGAGGATTGGCCACGTATCGCGGGTGACCCCCTGTGCTGGTTGACGAAACATGGGGTAACCCCCCGATCTGGTCGGGGGGAAGAGCCTTCCGTCTGGTCCGCTGGTTGAGATTTCGGGGAGGGAAGCGCCCAGCCAATAGGCTGGGTGCTCCTTCCCTTTTTTTTAGCTATCAGCCGACGAATTAGCGTGTTATGATAGAATAGTCTTTCTAACCATAGGAGGTTTCCGCCATGACTCGGACCGTTGATATAACCCCCCAAACGATGTATGTGGATCCCGGTACGCCCCGGGCCCAGGTGGTAGAGCACAGCGCCACACAGCCCCCTGAGGAGCCCGCCCCCGCTAATGTTGTTAATGTGGCCGCCCAGCCTGCGATTCCCGGCGCGGTCCCACCTCCTAATTGCGAGGTCGCATTCGAATTGGGAGAATATGGTGAGCTGGTTGTGGCCTACCACCGGGTTATCGTTGACCCTGGTCGGGGATTAATTAACCTTGTCTTTGATACGAGATTCAAGTCGGTCGGGAGTCGATTTTCGCCGGCGCGCCGTAAGGAGGCTTTTAATATCCGCTTCCGTGGAGAGACACATCGTGTTGTTTCTTTGGGTATTGAAGTGACTTTGGCGGATGAACACGTACATGTTATAATTTTGTTGGTGGATGACTCGTCTTCAGAAGAGGCGGAAGAAGACTATAATAAATCCCCGGCAATGGAAGATCTCGGCCCTGCGTTTAATATGGAGATGTTTGATGGAAAAGACAGGTGAATTAAAAACAGGGGTAAGTCCATGTCGTTATTGCGGTGTAATTTCCACACAATTAGACAAAGATGGCTATCCTGTTTGTAACAGACACGCCTCCCCGTCTAACAAGTCTCCCGAGCGGGAAAAGCGGGCGTCTTACAAGCTCCCATTAAAATCAGCCATTGGATAATTCTTTATGGCCGTTGCACATCAGCTACTCGATATACCGGGATTAGGCTCACAAAGTACCCGAGACTTTGCAGATCCCTTCTTAGATTACATGTCTTCCCAAATGCCCCGCACCATGCACGATGTGTTGCGGTGGTGTGAGTCTGCCTGGATATGGGGAGGCAATGGCACGTATAGGCAAGCATGTCAACGTATTATTCGTTTCTTCCTGACGGAGATTGAATATTCCGGGGCATCCAGCGAGGACGAAACCGAGAAGTGGAAAAAGTTTCACAGTAGGGACTTCAAGCTCTTTGACGTTCTTGGAGCGCTTGGGGATGATTTTATTAGTTACGGGAATTCATTTAGCTCCATTTATATCCCCTTTCGCAGGTTCCTGAAATGTCCCCGGTGTAATCTCATAAAGCCTATTGGTCGATGGAGCTATGAGTTTAGGGACCGGAAGTTTTTGGCCGTTGATCCTTGTCCGGGGGCCGCTAAGGGGCCCAAAGGGAATACTGCCAAATGTGGATATCACGGGGAACTGGAGAGGATCGATCGTCCCAGTCTTGACGAAAAACGTGTTCGTACCATTCGGTGGAATCCCCATTCGATGGCGATCATGTTCAACCCGATCAGCTATGAGACGAAATTCCTGCTTCGTATTCCTGAAGACGTGAAGACCGCGGTTCGGTCCGGCGACAAGTTCTTCCTGGAAACAATACCGTGGGAGTTTGTTGAAACCATCCTGGATGACAAGCTTTTTGAGTTTAACCCCGGCGTCATTTTCCACATGAAAGAGGAAACAATTGCGGGGATTCGTAATTTTGGGTGGGGTCTGCCTCGTGTATTGTCAACGCTACGACAGATCCACTACATCCAGGTTCTCAAACGCCATGACGAGGCCATTGCCCTCGACTACATCATTCCCTTACGGGTTATTACTCCTGCTCCGATCGGCAAGCAGGATCCCATGAAGCTGGTTAATTACGCCAAGTTCAATACTTCTGTGGTTCACATGTTGCGTCAACGACGCCGGGATCCGGCCACCTGGAATATTCTTCCGTTCCCAATTACATACAACGCCCATGGTGGCGAGGCTGCTTCCATGTCTCCGGTGGAGCTCAAAACTGCGGCGGTTGACGAGCTCTTGAATTCCATTGGTATTCCCTCTGAACTTTACAGGGGAACGCTGCAACTTCAAGCTGCCCCGATGGCCCTGCGGTTGTTTACGCAAATATGGGGNCATTGGTACTCAAATATCAATGGGTGGCTCGATTGGTCGGGCGAGATTGTGTCTTCGGCGTTTGATTGGGATAAATGCCAAGCCCGGATGAAGCCCTCCACGATGGCCGATGATCTTGAGCTCCGTCAGATCCAGCTTCAGATGGCCGCAGCCCGTCAGATTTCCTATGGCACGGCTGCTGGTCCTCTTGGGATAGATATGAAGCAGGAAGTTGACAAGATTATGGAAGAGGAGCGCCTGCGTACTGAGGCTCAGCAGAAGTTTGATGAGGAGACGGCAAATAGGCAGGCTCAGGGAATGTTGTCGCCAAAACCGGGGAGTNGGATCCATGTTAGGCGGGCCTGCAGGCGCTGGAGGGGGTGCTCCCGCGGGTGGTATGGGTGGNGGGGGAATGGCCGGAGCCAGCCCGTCAGACGTTAAGGCCCAAGCGATGGATCTTGCGAATCAGTTGGTTCGTATGCCGTATGGAGCTCGTAGGCAGGCACTTGCACAGATACGGGCCGGGTCTGAGACGATGTGGGCCCTTGTTAAAGCCCAGTTGACTCAGGTGAGACAACAGGCCGGTTCGATGGGGCGGCAGGCCCTGGAACAGGGACAGATATGACCCGCCCTTCTTATAGCCTGGGACTCGCGCTTGGTCGTCAATCTGGTTTTGTTAAGTATGAAACTTCGGGTGATAAGGGATCACCATAACCGGATAGGCGGGCAATCATGAAACACCTGTTTATACTTTTATTCTTGCTGTTATCCTTTTCCGGCTGCAAGATGGCCGACGACATCGCTGCTGTCAAGCAGACAATGGGGCACGTTGATTCGGAGGTAGCGTTGGTTAAGCTTCACTTAAATACCAACGTGGATGCGGCCCTCAAGAAAGTCTCGCAAAATGTTAGGGCCAGTAGGGACGCGATTACGACGCATGGTGTTAGCGGCTGGACATTGTTCTGGGCGTTTGTTTTCTACCTTATTGCGTCCAAGGGTACAAACCTGTTGCATGAACGCTGGAAACGCAGAAACGGGAGGATAAAAAATGGCGGGTAAGCCCGATGGTCTGGGAATGCTGTACTCCAAGCCGGTTATCCGGGGCGGAAAGCTATACAGGGGAGTTATTAGTAATGACGATCCCGCGTCTCATATATTACCATATATTACGCGCGATAAGTGGGTAATACTAAAGTGTAATCATTGTGCGTGCCCGTTACGTATTACGCCTGAGACGGATTTGTATCAATGTGACCCCTTTTATGATGACTCGTCCGTACCAACGGTTTTTGCCATACCCCGGGAGTTTATTTCAGAGGAGACATTTCGACCGTTAGGTACCCCCAAGACGTACGACGTGGTTTTTAACGCGTGCTGGTCTGATACGAAACGGCCGTACTTGATGCTGGAAGCGTTGTCTTGGGCTAAAGAACATAACCGCCCGATTAGTTGTATCTGGTATGGGTATCATGNGCGGGGACCCGACGGCAGCGGGACGACCGACTATATCGAAGCCGAAATCAAACGGCTTTCTAAGCAGAAAGGCCTGGGAGTTGTTTTTCTTGCGACTGATTGGAACACAGTTAATAACAACAAGAGATACAATTCCGCGCGTTTGGCCATTCTTACGAGTCAGAGTGAAGCAGGCCCCCGCGTGCTATCCGAAGCGAACCTGGCGGGGCTGCCCTATCTCTGTGCGTCGGACATAATCGGGGGTTCATTGGCGTACGTCCGCCCAGAGAACAAAAACGGCAAGGTATTTCAACCCAATCCTCAAGGCATTGCCGAAACTATATGGGATGTTCTGGATCACCTGAGTGAGTATCAGCCACGTGAATGGGCCCTCAAGAACATGTGCCAGGCTGTGGGAATCAAGCGAATGCAGGAGGCCCTTAAGAAACTGGAGATCCAGAAAGGCTGGTTGATTAACTGGCAGGACGTGACGCATGATGGAGGGTTGGGCCCGGTTTGGGGAGATGAGCTGCTCAAGGCGGATAAGATTGATGTCGAAGTAGCTGTGTAGGTGGAATATACCGAGCTTTATAACGGTTATAAGGTTCCGGTGCTTCATGAAAGGATATCAGCGTGGCGGAAGTAACATACATCATCGGTATTGACCCAGCCGGGACACCCCCCTTCGATTTATGTGGGACGCCCATCCCAACGGGGGCGACGACGATTGCGACACACCTATCGAACATTGACGTAGGGGCCAAGATATTTGCAGGGGCTAGGGTTCTTTCAGATCCGGTTTTTGGGGCTGTTTTTATCGTCTCGGGGAGCGTAACGCCCATACCGGGACCGGTTCCCCGGGCCCGCGTGACGATGAATTACATTGTTTCTTATAGTGTGGGCAAGGCCCTTTCTCTGACGATTCAGGGTACGGCGGACCTACCGACCTCTCCAAACACGAGTGTTGTTTTCAAGGCAGAGGCCCCCTGCGGGGACATGTTGTTGTCCCTTTTCAGGAGTGAGGCTTTCCTGGATGTTCCGGTGCCCCATGTGGCCCCCCGTCCGGACAAGTAATAATGACAGCTATTTCCATGGTATCGAGCGAGTCCGCCAGGGCTGTAATGTCCGCCAAGGAGGCTCCCCCCTCTCTTGGAATGGCGTTTTTGTGTTACAAACGGACACATATTGCGGCCCTGGCCCTCGCTCATTTTTTCAAATACCGCCCCCCAAACACCTTCCTTCACGTCTATGTAGATCGTGCAGGAGATCTGGGAGCCCCGCCCCCCGATCTTGTTCGTATGCTCCAATACCTGAAGGAGGGCGGGTACCTGGAATCGCTTGTATTTTTTGATAAGAATGTTGGTTTGGAGCTGATGGTTTCATGGTCCATTACCGAGTTGGCCGCAAAGGGCTACGACTACATAGCCCGTTTTGAAGATGACATGCTTGTTGGTCCCGATCTCCTTTCTAATATGATGGAATGCTTCGAGCTTTCTTCCGGGGATTCCCGTCCGTTGGGTCTGTTGGGGGGCCAGATTACGGCGATCCCGTCTTCGTTACGAGCCCTGAGGATGAGGCGTGTTGGCCGCTATGTTGTTGGAATACACGGGGTGGATAACCTGGAGGGGTTGACCATGCTCCGGAGGTCCATGGAGGAGAGCAGACTGTGGGGGGCTCGCAAATACAACTGGAATCTGGATCATCCCCGGGCATATAACAATAGCTGGCTCAATAGGTTGCGTACATGTGGCTTTGAGGGCGGCACGATCATTGATCCTATTGGCATGATTCAGCATATTGGGCACCGAACCACGGTTCCGCGCGGTACACCGGTAACACCGGCGCGTACCTGGAACACGAAAGAGATTATCAAGTTACCGATGTTTGAATGGGAGCCCTTTATTAACACGGGGGATGAGGCGGTTGAAAAGATCTACGCGTCCAAGGTCGTACGGCAACTGGCCGCAGGCATGGAATCAGATCTTGCAATGGCCCTTATGTCCACATTTTCCGGTGATCTGCCGGATCGACCACTTCCGGAATTACAATATTCTCCGCCCTATTCTTCAAAGGATGGAACAGTGAACTTCCAGAAAAAACCGAGTGTAGGGGTTAAGGTGGGGAACCCGACAATAGGGGTAGTTCGAACGATACATAAAGCGGAGAATCACAAAACAGTTTCTACATCCACATTACCCGTGGTGGAGCACCAGGCCCCTAAGCCATTGCCGCCTGCTCNTAAGACGCTGGATTTCTGATGTATAACCCGGCCTTTAATCTTGGAGTCCGAATCGCTTGCGGAATGGAGAAGCGGGCAGGAGATCATCCGGAGGTCCGCCTGTCGCAAGACCCTGAGCAGGTAAAGCTCAGGGACCAAGCCCTGGAGTTCATGGCATACGTTTTACGTTATCCCAGGGAGACCCTGACAAACCAGAAGTACATGTTGAATGGGCTTAATTTACTCGACGATGTTTATAGAGAAGGAAGTCCTATTCGGCCAGAGATGGTACCCTTTGCCGAGGAGTTTTTATATAGGCTCGGTGTTATGGCAAAGAATCCACAATCTAAAGGATATTTGCCACCCCTCAACATGGTGCGAGCTACGATACATGGTTATACGCAAGCACCCGTGCCGGGGGAGGCAGATATCTCGGATACGGGCTCACCTATTGGGAATGCGGCCCTTAAGGTATTCCCACCGGCGGCCTGGATGGGGCCCGCGTATCTTTCGAATAGGGTCGCTGAGGGCGGGGGCCTGAAGGGATTAATGGATCTCGTACAGAAGTTCGCCAAGAAGCCCTCGTGGCGGACCCTCACGGCGACCTCGCTTCGTAAAGCGCCTTCAATCCTCTCTACGATAAAGGGATTTATAAAAACTCTTCTTCTTTTGGATCCCCGCAAGAAGGGTCTTAAAGCGCTAAACCTTAAAGACATTGCTCACAACTCAGGTAGGATGGGTGCGTTTATGTACCTCTTGGGGAAGTCCCTGGATTTGGGGGGCGACCTGATGAGGGGGGAGAGGGACCCCGAAACGCTGTTTATTACTAACCCCAAGATGAGGAGCCTAGCTCGGGGTTATAGTAGCTTGCCGCCATCTTTACAACAATACATGCCCCCGAACTGGAAAAATCTCCTTGGGATACCCCCCGCGTCTTCTACGGGAGCGGATGTGCCCTTACGAGATCGTCTCAAGGGCCTAAGTCCGATCGTGACACAGTTCGATCCGGGGCATCCGCTTAAAGCGGGATCGGCCTTGTTACGTCTCCTCTTCAATGCTCCTGCTGAGGTATCCAACTTTGCGAATGCCGTCACAGATATGACGGGTTATCAGGTAGGCGGTTTGATGGGGGATCTTGGCAGGGAAGCCGGCGTTTCACAACTTCCCCATTTTGCCCTGCGACACCATATGAAGCAGCACCCGGAAGCGTATGGCCCCGCTACTCGCGAAGATGTACGTAGTCTTGAGAACGCAAGCAGGGAGCAGAGCCTCAAGACGATTTATAAGGACGAGTCCTTTTTGCCCCGGTCTCTCACAAGCCTGTTTGGTCCGGGCAAGGTTGGACGGGAGCCGGGGGCCATAGGGAATGCCCTTCGCCCTGCAGGCACGACTCCCGGGCAGTGGGAACATCTTAGGCAGGCTACGGGTTATCGACCCCCCCAATCCCCGTCCCCGTAACTCTTGGAGGTTTTATGCCAGACGAACAGACTCCGATTCCTAATGACGCGACTGAGCCGACAACTCCGGCTTCACCCGATAGTGGTTTTGATATTGAGATGCCGGATATCCCCATGCCAGGGGATATGCAGGATGACGCCATACAGGACGAGTTATCATCACCGGCAGCATTCAAGTTCGCCTTTTGCGGCAGCGGGCAAGGCGGATGTAGGCTAGTGGAATCCTTTTATAAATTGGGTTACCGACGAGTTGCAGCTATTAATACAGCCCTGCAGGACCTTGAGGGCCTTGAGCTTCCGGCCATCTATAAGATGGAAATCGCGACGGGTGGTGCGGGCAAGAACCCCCAATTGGCCGAGAAATACATACGAGATCGCCGGGAGGATGTCTATGACTTGATGGCTCGGCGATTTGGGAGCCAGTTTGACCGGCTGTTTTTGGTTATTGGCGGGGGCGGTGGTACGGGGTCTGGTAGTATCACGACCCTGATCGAGTCGGCCCACGAGCTATTACAGTCTCACAAGATCGAGAATCCCGATGACGAAGGTAATTTTGATTCCAAGGTAGGTGTTATTTGCACGTTGCCCATGCGGAGTGAATCTCGGCAAGTCAATGGTAATTCTGCTCATATCGTGCGGGATCTCTTGAAGTATGTCGGACCGGATGCACCGGCTGCCCGGCGTATAAGTCCCTTGATTCTGGTAGATAACGAGCGTATCAAGACCATCTACCCCGGGATTTCTGTACAGGATTTCTGGGCATCCGCGAATCGCTCAATTACAACGTTGTTCCATGTGTTTAATCTCCTTGCCGAGAAGCCAACGCGATATTCCGTGTTTGACAAGAACGATTTCGAGGACGTTTTATCCAGCGGGTTAGTCACATTTGGGGCGACCCCCGTAAAGGCCGGGGCGCAAGCTACAAGCACGGATATCAGTTATGCCATCCGGGATAACCTACAAAGGAATGTCTTGGTGGGGGGTATTGACCTGCGTACGGGCTCAAACGCAGCTTGTATCTTCGTAGGGGATAACGAGGTGCTCAAAACCGTGTCCCAGGTGGACCTGGAGCATGGGTTTGAACAATTAAGCCGTATAATGGGGAGTGGTAGCGTCGTTCACCGGGGTATCTATTCTGCTTCAAAGCCCGGATTGGCNATCTATACCATGGTAGGCGGGTTGTTACCACCGTTGAACCGGGTCAAGGAGCTGGCTGCCATTGGGGGGCAAGCTTTTGATGATTGGGACCTGTTGAAGTAGGNCGATTNGGGAGCCATTGACAATGCCNATAACTGGAAAGAATATTGCCGGAGCGGGGGGCCTGGGGGCCGGATTAAGTGTTGCGTTGGCTTTGAAGGAATATTTGAACTCTTCGAAGTCGCATAAGAAAACCAGGGAAGAGTTACTGAAGACTTATTTGCCCCTGTTGTTACTGGGTGGCGGGGGTCTGGCCGCGTCTATCTACGGTAACATGCATCCAGGACGATTGTAAGTTACAGGAATAATGTCATGCCTTATTCAGCATCAAACCCGCCCTCTAAGACCCATACGCTGACCCCGTCGGGTAGGCGACAGTGGGTTCATGTGTTCAATTCTGCTCTTAAGCGGGGCGATTCCGAGGAATCTGCTCACCGAATGGCGTGGGCGGCAGCCCGGAAAGCGGGCAAGCGTAAGAAGAAGCCCAAGACCAAGTCCTCAAAACTTAAGAAGCTGTCAACCCTGTCCCAGGTAAATAACGTCCTTAAAGGTACGTTTAATGTGAATGTATTTCACCCCGAGCCCCCGCCGATTTCCAAGGAAGCTCATCGCATTGCAACGGTTATTCAGGTAAAGGACTGTGTTCGGGGCATGCTGAAGCCTGCCGGGGAGGAGACTGAGGATGTTAGTCTTGGTAGCGACTCTAAGAATGAAACGGCTCCACAGCGACGAGTTGATATTGTTGGCAAGAACTTCTCTGGTTCGGGTCCTGAGGTAACGCCCGAAATGCAGAAGACCGTAAAGGATTACAATTCTCGCCTTATAGAAATGCTAGGGCTAAATGGAGTAGAAGGACTCTCTATGTTGGGCGGGGGAGCCGGTGTTCTTTACAACCTCCTCTCGAAAAAACGTAATGATGAGGGCAAGGTTGAGTCCCGATCCTTCTCGGACTCCCTGCCTTGGTTGTTATTGGGCGGGGCGGGCTACGCAGGTAGTAAGCTGACGTCTCCCCCGGATGATACCCGTGTTAATGAGATCATCGCCAAATTACAGGATAAACCCAGCAATCCGAGTGCTGCGAAGTAAGTAATAGGATCCATATAGGGGTTTTGATATGCATACAACGGAAACTTCATTGATGTGTCTGTCAAAGACGGCGGCTCGCCTGTCGTTTCAGTTGCAAAAACGGGCAACGGGAGCAGGTCCCGCGGCGTCTCAGCCTGCACCTGGGCCTGTTACATCTCAGCCTACATCTCAGCCTGCATCTGGGCCTGTTACATCTCAGCCTGCCCATAAGGATACGGCTAACAAGGATTTTGACTACTACTACAACCGATATAAGCCCTTCTTACCTTGGTTGGCCCTGACGACCGGTGGTGTCGGCATATTGTCCAAGCTTTTGGGTGGGGACCGGGAGAAGTCCCCCTCGCTTGGCAGTTATTTGCCCTGGTTGTTGATGGCCGGGTTGGGCGGTTATGGGGCTTATACCGGTTGGGGACAGAATAAGAAGAAGCCGGTGGCAGGGGGTGAGACCAGCGGGGGTAATGAAAACGCTGCGGAAGCGTTAAATAAAGGCAGTTCCCGCGACGAGCTCCTGACGGCGGCCCGCATGGCCATTGCTCCACCAACCACGATGGTGCCGGGAGCCCCGGATACGTCGGGCATTCCAGGAACTCCAATGACGAACGATACCCCGGGCGTTTCCAATCCGGCCCCNGTNAAGCCCGTAGATGCGACGCCCACAAAGCCTCCGGCAGCCCCCGGCGGGCCAACGCGTGGTCCGGCCTCTACGCAAAAGAATCCCTAATGGCAAAGCCAAACAAAGATACCATATTTTCCATGGTTGCCAAGGGCCTGGGAATCACTCCGGGCCTATGGCCCAAGGGCTATACAGGGGCGAAAATGGCCCCGGTTAGTTTGGGTTTGCTCGGAGCCGGTCTTGGAAAACTGATCGGGATGGCGACGTCTGATGAGGACGAGACCGAGAAAGAAAAGCGACACAGATCAAACATGTCTGCCCTTAAATGGGCTCTACTCGGGGCAGGGGGTGGCTTTTTAGGGCTTACGCTGCCGACGGCGGCGGGTGTGGCTGCCCTCGTTAAGAAGATGGGTAAGAAACCCAGTTTTGGGGGGCTTGGAGACCTGTATACCACGACCGGGCCCTTTAAGGAAGCCCCCTATAACGTTGATACCGGGGAAGTTGCAAATCAGATCGAAGATTCAATAAAGGAAGAGGGCGGAGTTAGCCCCACAAATCTCAAGAAGGCACCTTCTCAAGAGGCGGATTTTGGTCCCGGAGAGAGCCATCGCACTCTCCAAATGGCCAGGGCATCCGGGATCCGGGCGCTACGTAATCTTTGGGGGGATAGACTCGGAGCGGCCCTTATCGCACTGGGAATTAATCAAGTACGCCATAAGCTAAGGGGCAGTACTGACTTTGTAGGAAAGTTACCGCCCGTTAAAGATCCGATGCTTCAAGAGGCAATTAATACTCTTCCCTTCGCCGCGTTTAATCCGGCTCCTACAGCGGCGGCGGCTCTCACCTCTTCGACAATTCGTAGGGCACTTTCAGAAATAGCTCGTATCGGGACTTTTTCCCTTCAAGAGAATCTCCATAACGCTGCCTATCGGCGGTGGAGGGGGGACTTCAAACCCTCTAAATACGACGATATGTATAGTCCTAAGGATCCTCTCATTACGGGTCCGCATTTTCGGCCCTTTTCTTCAACGTTAATACCTTGGGAAGACATAGCTGCGATTCCTATTGAGAAAGGTTCGGGCTATAAAAAATCTGCAGGCCTACTTGATAGTCTGAATGTGCCCGTTGGGGAATCTCTTGGGTTGATACAGTCTGATCCTGTCCTTTCCCCGGTTGAGAAAGCGGTGGCTATGTCTGTTATCCAGGATGCCAACAACAATCGGTTAAAGGGTCTGGTATCTACACGACAATTAGTCGGGGCCGCGGTAGATGCCGGGCTCGGTAGTCTGGCGGGTCGTGTTCTGGGAGAGGTGTTTAGCCTACCGCCCAGAAAGAAACGCAAGTTGAGTCGGTTGGGTCTCCTTGGGGGGCTTCTTGCAAATACGGGGGTGCTTCGTGCATAAGCAAGCATTCAAAGAGGGTTTCCTTGAGGAACTTGCCCGGCGGGGGCTGACCCCGTCTGATTTAGGCAGGATCTTTAATCGTGCGGCCTTTTGCAAGACGGCCGGAGTACCGGCCTGGATGGCTATTGCGTTGGCCATACCCGCGATTGCAGGAGGCTACATCGGTAAGCGGGTTGCAGACGTTCGTGTTCCCTCCTACAAAAAGTTTATCAATCAGGCTATGTCTGACGAACTTGTAACCGCCTATCAGCGAGCCACCTTACGACTTCGCCGACAGCGGCGTCTGGCCGAACACAAGAAACACACGCATACCGGAGATAGCCGCTTGGCGCTTCGGTTGCCGGGGAACACAACTTTATGAGCCCGCAAGCTCCTCCGGAACCTATTAAGGGGGTTAATGCCACCCATTTTTATGACTACATGAATCTGCCGATCCACGGACCGGTGCCGGTTATTGAGAGAGACGCACCGCCGCATAAGAACTTGGTGTTAAATGAGCATCATCAAGTGGCAGTTTTTCGCCTGTGGATTAAGGAAGACTTTGACGATTACAGCAAATTGCTGACTCGAATAAGTAATGACCTGGATATTATTGAGGAACGCATTGAATTCGTGGCCGAGGAACAAAATTGGATAGTTTTTGTTCATTACACGGACTTGTTTATGAGCCCTGCTCGTAACGCTCCGATATATAATGAACCACGGGAGTTCGAGGAGTATGGTTGGCGTGGAAACAAGACCGTTGTCCATCGTTAAGGCGGGAGAAAACCCCCTTGAGGGAATTCTTACGCCGGACGTTCGTAAGATGCTCCTAGGCGGGGGATTGAGCGGAATAGCCCTTGCCGCTCTGGCGGAACTAGTAAGTTCCGGTCGACATCGAATCCTCAAGCGTCGCTTGCGTAAGAGATTTCCTACGTCTGGGAAGGGCGTAGTATTGAGTATCCCCTCAGATGAAAGAGACTTTGATAAATCCTCGGATACTCGATCGGACATGGCTGCGTTAAAAAACGATGTAAGTGGCATTAAGGCGGAACCGGCTGCGGGGAACGAGGATCGCTCTACCATAGACAATCTCAAGGGTGTGTGGGGGGGAGTCAAAGATACAATTCAGGGGGCGGGGGCGACGCTTAAGGGTCTCTTGGATGTTCTGGCCGGAACCGGGCCCGAGCCCAAAGCATGGAGCATCAACAGCCCCAAGTTTATCCCGACAGCGTTGGGTTCCGTAGGTCTCGCAACCCTGGCGTTCTATTTGACTCAAAAGCTGCTACATTCAGGTCGTACTCCGGCCCAAAAAGCCGAAGATGCCGCCCGACGCGAGTTTCGTAGGGCCTTATTGGAATCCGAAAAACGATCCCATATTATGCACCCCGACGAAGAAACCGGCTATTACATTGTTGATCAGTTTGCCGACGAGTTTGAGAAGTCCGGCGGGCTCCCGACGGTGGGAATTAATACGGGATTGGCAACTGCGGCTCTTGCCGGATACATCGCATATAGCATTGAAAAGAAAAGGCGCTTGAAGCAGCTTCGGCAGGCCTGGGTGGATCTGCAGCGAACCCGTAACCCGCGTATTGAAGCTCAGCGGGTTTCACGCGACGTCTTATCGTCGCCTGTTGGGATACGAGGCCCGATTCCGCGGGCTCTTGTAAAGGCATCAGGCGAGGGTTGGGACGCTGTTATGGACTATATTCATAGAAGTACTGGTAGTGCAGGACAGCTAGTCAATCAAGCCATAGCGCCTACATCCCAGCAAGCAATATCGCCGGAATTGCTTGAAATGCTTAATCAGCCGAAGGTCAAGGCTGTTCTTCCCCAACTATTGGAGCTGGTTTCGAATAACCCGAAAATGCTGGAAAAGCTGCCCCTGTTACAGCCTATTTTTAATGATCCCGAACTCCTGGCTACTTTACAGGGACTGAAGCCCGGGGATCTGCAGGACTTCAGAAGTATGCGAGAGAATCCCGGAAAGTTTCTAGTCGGCCAAATACCACAGATACTGGGAAGTGTTAAGGATTACATGAAAGAGCAGGCTACCGGCTTGGCGAACAACCTCGGAGAAGATTTTCTGGGGGCTGAGAACTATCGCGGGTTATTCCCTAACGGAATCGGGCCAAGCCTTGCAGACGCCGGTAAATGGTGGCTCAAGGGTGGTAGGGGCCTTTTTGGGCAGGTCGGGGCTGATCTGAATCTACCAGCAATTCCGGGTGCAACCACTGGGGAGTAAAGCATGGATGCATTCGGACTTATTGATCCGGCCGATATTGATAATACTCGAAAGACCTTTTTTGAGACGGTTCCTGCGACCTTAAAGGGGCTTCCCCCGATTGAAAACGAGCGTTATCGTCTTTCGCTTTCCGATCTTAAATACAATCGGCCGGTTCCTTATTCCTTGGAAGAGCAGAAGAAGGCGATTCTTGGTAACCAGTCATTAAACTGGAACCTTCGTGGTAGATGGACGCTTACCGACAAGGCCACCGGGCAACCTGTAGATACCTATAGCGGCGTGGTTGCTCAAGTACCCTATCTTACCAACCGCGGCACGTTTATTCGGAACGGGAACGAGTATACCATTTCCCGGCAGGCTCGCTTGAAGCCCGGTGTATATGCCAGACAAAAGGCAAACGGAGAGCTGGAAAGTCATATTAATCCACAGCGGGGGAGCGGGCGTCAGTTTCGTATACGATTTGAGCCCGCTACAGGCAAGCTGCGATTGAATGTCGGCCAGGCCAACATACCTTTCATTCCGTTCCTGCGGCTGCTGGGCGTTTCGAATGACCAGCTAAGGGAGCAATTTGGTCGGGCCCTTTATGACGCGAACGGGAAGGAAGATGTCAGGGCCGCTGCCAAAATATTGGATCATTTTGCCCAGCGAAAGGGTCTTCGCAAGCCCACTATGCGGCCGGAGGATTACCGTAATCTCTTTTCCCATATGCAGTTGGACCCTGCAGTAACCGCACGAACCCTTGGAAAATCGCCCGATGGGGAGCCTTATTCCTCGGTAACGCCCAAATTACTGCTTCGGGCTGCCCATAAGTTGGTTAACATCCAGCGGGAGGAGGAAGAGGCCGACGACCGAGATTCTCTGGCAAATCAGGTGTTTTTCTCGGTTCACGATTTTCTGAAAGAGCGTATTAATAGGGACGCAGGGGGCATACGTCGTAACCTGTTATGGAAAGCAACTAATCGTGGTAATTTAGGACATTTAACGAGCGGGTCCCTGAACGGGTACGTTCAAAGTCTGCTGGATTCCTCTTTTGCCAATAACCTTGAAGAGATAAATCCCCTTGAGATCCTAGACCAGCACTACCGCGTGGTCCGGATCGGTGAAGGGGGCATATCGAGTGCCGATGCCATCCCCGAGGAGTCCAGGAACGTCCAGCCAAGCCAGGTTAACTTCATTGATATCATTCGGGGCCCGGAATCGTCCAAAATCGGGACTGATACCCGGATTTCGTATGGGACACGACGGCAGGGCCAGAAACTCGTTTCCACCTTCCGCCTGCCGGACGGGGGACAAATTTCCCTCTCTCCCGATGAGGTTGTAGATTCCATTATTGCTTTCCCCCACGAGATGGATGATCCCGACAAGAAGAAAGTCAAGGTCTTGGACGGCGGCAAGTTCCGCGTTGCAGACCGCTCTGAAGTTCAATACATCGTTCCCAATCCGGAATCCATGTTTTCCGTTGTTTCTAACATGGTTCCGTTTCTAAGCAATGTCGAGGGCCTCCGCCTGCTGATGGGATCCAAGATGTTGTTGCAGGCCCTGCCGCTAAAAGAGGCGGAAGCCCCCCTTGTCCAGTCGGCAATACCGGATAACCCCGACCGCTCATTCGAGGATCTCGTTGGTAGGTATCTGGGAGCGGTTCACGCCGATGCTCCCGGTCGTGTTGTCAAAATGACGCCAAACACAATTACCATTAAACACCAGGATGGTACTACCAAACGCCACGAGCTGTATCAGAATCTTCCGTACAATCGAAAAACCACGATTCATAACATACCCCTTGTTTCGATCGGTGATCGTGTTGATGCCGGGACAGTCCTAGCACAAAGTAACTTCACCGATAACCAAGGCACGGCGGCTCTTGGTAAGAACCTTTCCGTGGCCTACATGGTCTTTGGCGGACGCAATTATGAAGATGGTACCGTCATCTCCGAGTCTGCGGCAAAAAAATTGTCTTCCGAATCTCTCTATACCCGAGAATTGAGCACTGATGACGGGGTAAAGTTTAGTAAGAACGGGTTTTTATCGGTCCACCCAGCCAAATTTACCAGGGACCAGCTTTCCACCATTAACGAAAACGGCGTTGTAACCCCGGGTACCGTCGTGCAGCCCGGAGATCCCCTGATACTGGCGTTGGGCGAGAAGCGTCCGGAGGGGGCCTCATTACTGTATCGGTCTCACCGAGTTACGCTTCCTGATAAGTCCATTACGTGGAATCATCATGACGCGGGTCTTGTAACAGACGTTGTACCCCTGAAGAAAGGCTGGAAGGTAGCCATCAAGGCCTATTCCCCGATGCAGATCGGGGACAAGATGTGCTTTTCCGATGATACTGAACTCCTTACGCGATGCGGGTGGAAAAAGGCATCAAAGATTCACGAAAAGGACTTGCTGGCAACCCTGAACTCGGAGGGGGAGATCCAGTACCAGACCCCGACGGAGGTTCATTCCTACGACCACGATGAAGACATGTTCTACCTGGTCGGGCCCCATATTGACATGCTCGTGACGCTGAATCATCGTTTATGGGTAGCCAAGAGTGCCCCGCGGGGAGGGAAGCATCCCCATTATCCCGTACCGGCCACTTTTTTCCACGACTCGTCCTTGAAATGGTTGTTCAAACAGGCTGCCAAGTGGAAGGGGGCCCATTTTGATACCCTTCGAATTGGCGGCCGCGATCTCGATACCAATCTCGTTCTAACGTTTCTGGGGTATTGCCTGGCCCTTCGGGCCGAGGAATCAAAGGACGGCTTTTTTGAAATAGATGTTCTTGGCAAGAGTGCTGAGATAATCCACGAAATCAAGAGCCTTGCCAAATTACTGGAGTTGGGTGTTACCGGGGGCGGGGACCGGATCAGTATCTTGCTGGACGAGAAGGGCAAAGCTCTCTTATGCGATACTCTCAAGGGTTACTATCCCCTCTTCTTTCATAAAATGAACGCTGACCATATCAACGTGTTTCTTAAGACGTTGTTTATAGGCAAGTGTGGAGTAAAGGAGCCGCACCGATGTGCATTTTCGTCTCGGAAGCTGGCAGACCTCGTTCAGATCCTGACCATGAAACTGGGTTACGTGACGACGGTTACACCCTCCTTCCGAAGACATTACGAGGACATGCTTCCGGAACATGAGTGTAATATCTACCATCGGCCACCCCGTATCTGGCGGCAACCCGGCGGGCCTACGCCGGAGGTCACAATAGAGAAGAAAGTTCACTATAAGGGGAAAGTCTATTGCGTAACTGTTCCGAACCACCTGGTATGTTGCCGTCGTAATGGCTTGTTTCATTGGTCACATAACAGCGGCCGGTATGGTAACAAAGGCGTTGTTACAGCGATTGTCCCGGATGACCGGATGCCCCGCATGGCCGACGGGAATCCCGTAGACGTTATTCTTAACCCGCTAACCGTAGTTTCCCGTCGTAATCCGGCTCAGCTTCTGGAGTCAGCTCTAGGCAAGATCGCCCGAAAAACGGGAAAGCCTTATCGTGTATCTGGTTTTTCAAAAGGCAATGCCATCAAGTTTGTTATGGACGAGCTACACAAACACGGCATGTCCGATACAGAAGACCTGTACGACCCTATTCGTAACGCCCGCATCCCGAACGTGTTCCGGGGTGTCTCTTTCTTTATGAAACTCCACCATACGACGGAGTCCAAGGAAAGCGGTCGGGCTGTTTCCGGCCAGGATGAAATTCAATACACCTCCGATAGAATGCCCGCAAAGGGTGGAAAGACCGGTGCCAAGAGACTTAGTGTTCAAGATATTAATGCCCTTCTTTCTCATGGGGCAACCGCGGTCGTACGCGACGCTCATTTGATCAAGGCCCGTCGTAATGATGATTATTGGCGGGCGTTGCGGCTGGGTTACAACCTACCAACGCCCGGTCCCGGGTTCATACACGATAAATTCATGGCAATGCTTGCTGGGTCGGGAGTCAACGTCAAAAAGAGTAGTGGGGGGCTCAACTTTTTGGCCCTGACAAAGAAGGACGTTGATAACCTGACAAATGGAGACATTGAAAACCCCGAGACGGTTGACATTCGAAATCTGAATCCTAAAAAGGGCGGACTTTTTGACGTGAATCGTACGGGTGGGCTGGATGGTTTTGGCTGGAGCACTATCAAGCTCGCCGAGCCGATGCCCAACCCCCTCCTGGAGAAACCCATACGTGAAATGTTGGGCTTGACCCAGGAGAATTACGAGCAAGTCTTGGGCGGGGGCCTGTTACACAAGGGCCTTCGGGGACCTAAAGCCGTCGTAAGTGCCCTGGAATCTTATAACGTCGATAAAAACATCGCACGGGCTCGGGAGGATATCCGGACGGGTACGAAGTCGAAACGTGATCGAGCGGTCAAGCTCTTGGGCTACCTTACGATGTTCAAGAAAAGCGGAATTAAGCCGGTGGATTTNATTTGGGATCGGGTACCGGTCCTACCACCGGCATTCCGCCCTATTTCTCAGTTGAGCAAGAAAGTAGCTATTACAGCCGACGCCAACGGTCTCTATAGGGACGTGTTCTATGCTAATAAGGCCCTCGGAGAGCTGAAAGATTCCCTTCCCGATGAAAACCTGGTGGATGATCGTCTGAATCTCTATAACTCCATCAAGGCCGCGGTGGGGTTGGGGGATCCGATAGGGGCCAAGAGTCAGCAGCAAAACCTAAAGGGCTTGTTGGCCCAGGTCTTCGGTAAATCTCCTAAATTTGGTCTCGTTCAGCGTAAATTGATCAGCGTGCCGCAGGATCTCGTGGGTAGGGCTACTATTACCCCGGACCCCGCTCTTGATATTGATGAGGTTGGGTTGCCCGAGCGGGTTGCGTGGGAGATTTACGCACCCTTTATCATGCGGCGATTAGTCCGATCCGGGGCGGGGGCTACTGATGCCGCCATCATGATCTCCAAGAAGTCCCCACAAGCCCGAGAGGCCCT